CAGTAAAATGATTTGCCTCTATCAACTTCATTAGATATGTATTATAATAATGACCGGATCTAGTTTGTGTGTATGGTGAGAACTCTTTTAGACTTGCTCTCAAAGTTTTCACATTAACACTATTCCAGTTCCTTGCATCCTTCAGGTAATCATAATAAAAGTAAAATAACAATGATACATAGTCAAATGACTCAGTTAAGTTACAATTTGAAAGTAACTCTAAAGCTAAAGCCCTGTTTTCTAAATCATCAGACTTAATCATCTTTCTTGCGTTAGAATACTCCTCTTGAGTCAATGTATGTAAACCCTCATAAATTATTTCATTAAGGTTTGAATCCAATATAACATTACTTGAAGATGTTATTTCTATAATCTCATCATAACCTTCTTTATCTAAATGATAATGATTGTAATGAGTTCTCTGAGGATAACAGTCATCCATATTTGTTTGATTGTAACCGTACTGAGTTCTAATAGAAACAAGATCATCCTGATTATAAAGCTCAAGCTCTGATATAAAGTTATTTAAAGTATCAGTATCCACAACTCCAGGACCCATAGCTTTATAACTTTTAATTACATCACTAACTACATATAATGAATTCCAAGAATAGGTTGCCAAGTTATTAAGATACTTAAATGATACAACCTTATAATCCGCTGCATCTTTATTTCTGATAATAGAAATGTCATACTTCTCCTTTAATAAATCCACTTTCATACGTGGTAAATCTAATTTAGGATATCTATAGAAAGATTTACTTTGTATATCTGCAGTATTAACTTTACTAATATTTATACCTTGAACATCAAACTGGTTTGTACCTGCAAAATATGTCTGATGCATATCAAAAGTATCAAATAGAGAACCCGATCCACTTTTCCTAAAATGATAATTATATATTTTCTTCATCTTTTAAATATTTTAAATATTCTTTTTTCACATTAACTTTAAACGTATACAGGTTTCTATTATAAATCTGTATGTCTTTCCTACATATAGGCTCAAAGTATCTGAATACAATCTTTGAAAGCTTATCTTCTTTCTCCAACATCAATATCATATCTTCAGCTGTATTACGTGATAATCTGTTAAAGTTTGATTGATCCATCCAATATTGAATATCTTTATTTCTGTTGAACTTATACATATTACTATTAGCCTTTTGAGCAAACTCCCATAGTAAGTGTATGTTCTTAGTATAATCAATAGTTGGAATTATCTTTGATGCTAAATCATGATCTGCACTGTCATAAGAATTCAATTGAGAAACTAATAACTCTAGCATTTCTTCATCTAATACAATCTTATTTGCAGAAGAATGAAGTACTGTTTCAGCATCAACTACAGAAACAGATGTTGTATCAATTTTATGTGCTAAGTTAATTGCCATACCTGTAAGCATCCACTCATCATATACACTGCTTTCAACATCTAAACTATAATATCTAACTTTATCTGTAATCCTATTTGTTACTATAACATGATTATTATGATTATCCACATCCGGTATAGACCCGTTAGTAGAAGATATAGCTTCCATATTCCATAGCTTACCTGCCATGTATGTGCTTGGTATATTCTCACCGTTTTCAAACCTACCGGATATTTCATCATGTCCAATTATAAGATCAGCCAATGTATAATCATTAGTTACTGTGATCTTATGCTCTTTTAAAGCAGCTTTAATTCTGTCTTGAGATACATTACATCTTGGTAATATAAAAGCTTTTTTCTTGTTTATAAATGTCTGATCTGTTTCTGTTGGTATAGATAACAGTCTGACTATATTATCATACGTTGTTTCATCTTGAGTAACTAATACATCTTCAACACCTGAAGAGGTTAGCACCCCATATAATGGGGCACTATCCAATCCAAAGTGTGTCAATGCATCAGTATCAAAATCTTGATAAACTGATTTTGTTGCCATTTTACTTCATTGTCATTTTGATGATATCAGCATTCATCATCATTTTGTTAAACTTAGCTTTGTTGCCATTGAATATTGTACGTACAATCAAATACTTAAGATCATTAGTAAAGTAGTCTTTTGTAGAAAGAGCTATTAATCTATCAGTAATCTTTTGTGTAATTGTATTGTCTTTAGAATATACAACAGCATAGTTAGCTAAACGTGTTGCAAGTGTAGATGCAATATCTGCACGGTAAGCATCATCTTTTCCAACACAACCTCTTAGTTCACCAAGGATATATGATTCATTTTCATGAGTCAATAAATCTTTAGGTGTTACCAGTTTGTCCAGTTTATTATTAATAAAGGTTGTAAACATAGATGCAAATGCATCACCTACAGAACCTTCACCAATCATTTGGATCATACTAAGGTTATCTTCAAAGTTGTCAAAGCTTGAAATAGAGTTAAAGAATGTAGTAATAGATCTTGAGTTAGTTTCTTGTGTTACTAACTCAGGGTGCAATAACAAAAAGTTAATACATCTTGAATCTATACCTGCTTCTTCAGCCCAACGAGCCCATACATTGATATCAAACTTAAGATTAGCTGTAATATATCTAGTCTTCTGTGCACTATCTATACTATTAACCATATAATCACCGTTATCTGGGTTTGCTGTCAATATAATATGCCAATCTTTTGGAAGAGACCAAGAGATATAAGTCTGACGGTCAATTAATTCCATAACCGCTTGAATAAATCTTATATCAGCACGGTTCCAGTCATCTAATAATAGAATACCACCTTCTTTAACATCAGCAATCCATTCTGGTGCAGCATAAGACATTCTGTTTTTACCAGTCATCTTATATCCATTCTTTAGATATGCATCAACTGCCAACTCATCAACCCATTGACCAACTTTCTTGGTCACTGTACCTCCTAGTTTAGCAAGATCAGCACCTGCTTTTGCTGTATAGTTTAAGTCATCTACTTTCTTAATTGTTTTTTCTGTATACATCTGGAATTGACGTACAGGGAAACCAACTAAGTCACCAAGCTCTTCTATCTGAGCTAAGTTTAACTTAACAAAGTTTAAATTATTTTCCTTTGCTAATTCTATAATGGTAGATGTTTTACCAATACCTGATTCACCAACAACTTCAATTGCCACTGGATTTTTACCTTCTTCTTGTATCTTACGATTGTTTTTGATGATGTGATTTACAAAATCTTTTACTTCATCAATGTTTAAATTTACTTGAGCCATAATTGTTTTTTATTAATTTAATTTTATTACTTTTCCTGGTAACTGATCATTCATCTGAGACTTACTGCTTAATACCCAAAGAGTATTTTTAGGACAGTTGTCTGGATTATATGCTTCACCATCTGTTAAATATATAAGGGCTGTATAACGCCCATACTCATTGTAGTGATCTACAACAGGTTGAAAGGATGTACCTCCTCTTCCTTTAATGTTCCAATCTTTCTTTGGATTAAAGTCTTCTACAGAGTTTAGTCTTGTATCACACTGTGCTACTGTAATCTTATGACCGGTTTTATGCATGTGATTTATTTCATTCATAAATTCTACCAGTTCATCACTTGATACAGAACCAGATGTGTCAACACCAACAAGAATGTGATTCTTAAACTTAATCTTAAGGCCAGGATTTGCTATATAACGCTTGTTATATTTCCTTCTTAGCTTCTTAGTGTATACAACAGAAGAATTACCCACAAAACGTCTTAAATAAGCTTTCCAATCAAACTTTGCTGGTTCAACATGACGTAGCCTAGATATTATCTCACCTAATTCTCCAGGAATACTACCTTGTCTTTTCTCAGTTTGTTCTGCAACTTCTTTAAGTTGATGCTCTACTTGTTTTTCTATAAGCTTTTTATCAGCTTCAGAAAGTTCATCAAATTCATCCCATGTAGGATGAGCATCATAAGGGCTATCTCCTTCAGTATCATTAAGCATAGAATCAAGAGATGGAGATGTTCCATCATCTTTAGCTTCTGACAATAAATCATAATAGACTTTAGTACCTGCTTTTGCTGGTAGTTTTAATTCTGGAAATGAATCCATTGTAATACCACCTTCTGGTAAGTAACTAGAATCTATATATTGATTTATTTCTAAATCTGCAGCAATATTAAATAGCTTTTTGTCACTATACGTATCACGCATTATCAAGTGACCAAAGCTTATATGCAATATCTCATGTTTAACTAATCCAACTCTGTGTTCTAAACTCAGGTTATCAAAGAAATCAGGATTAACTGCCAACTGTACACCTATACCATGCTTGCTTACACCAGCTGTTGGTATGTCTTTTCTAAAGGTCTTATTAAGACCAACTAAAAAGAGCCCGTAAAAGGGCTCCTCAAGTATTAATGTTTTACTTGCTTTTGCAAGTTGATCTGCTGTATTTACCATTTTAACTTCATGTTTACATCATAATTAAATTTATAATCAGTGACCTCTTCTATTGTTCCTTTTATCTCTTTGTCAAATAAGTATTCAAATAATGTTTTAACATTATCATCATCTTTACGGTGCGTATTGATAAAGTTATAGAAATTCTGCCAACTTAAATTTGTTATGATTGAATTTGATCTATACATAGATGGTATTTCTTGTTTAAAGATGTCAAACCCATCATTACTAAATACATCACTGTGTGATTCAATTATTTTTTCTCTTGTAGATTTATTAGAATCTTTAGCTAAAAGCAATGTATAAACAGGATCTAGATTTAAATTTTTTAAATTTTCTAACCCTATGTTTACATCTTCTTCTACTGATGAGGATAATATTTCATTTAGAGATTTATAATCTTTTATGTTTAAACTATTCATTTAATCTTCTATTTTTAAAGTTTTAGACATCCATTGTGGTTTTTTCTCACGATTCATGTGAGTTAACCATTCTTTTGCAGAAGGTATGTAATTATTACAATCTTCTTTTACATGTTGTTCTCCAACATATCTTGTGTATACTGTGTTACCATCTGAGTTAGTAAAACTATTTCCAAATAATCTCTCTGCTTCAAAGATACCTTCTGAATGATGACGGAACATTCTATGAATGCTATGACCCACCCATGATTTGGTTTCATCAAACCAATCATGAATGTGTACATAATCTTCAACTTTCCCACCCCATTTTCTTACAGAACTTTTAGCATGTAATGAAGGATGAGCCATTATATAAAAAGCATTTCATCAGACCAATCATAGTCTTCAGTTGTTCTTTGAGAATAATCTAACCTATAGGTATTATTTTCTACATCAATTGTTACAGTACCATAACCACCTTCATTATTAACCCAGTCTCCAACTGTATTAACCTTTGATGCAATAATATCCCAAGCAAAATCTCTAATTAAATCTTCTGCTTTATTATCAGGCATATCAATATATTCATAACTATTCTTTTCAGTTCTGAAGTATACATCATCAATATCTCCAGAATCACCACTTCCTGAAAACTCAATTGAAATTTCAACTACACCTAAGTGTTTGCAATTCATTAAAGTTAGAGCTCTTTTTAGATTTTCTTTATTTTTTTCTTCATTTTGATTCTCCATTGTTTTCTTTTGTTTCTTTTAATTCATTATCTTCTAAAATCTCTATATGTACACCTGGATTTTCTTTATCATATGCATAATTATAAAATACTGGTAGTATATTATCTGCATTATCATCTTCAATCCAATCATGTGATGTCATATCATCTTGCACAGTTTGTGCAGGATTTATATAATCAAATTTATGACGTGTACCTCTAACAAATGTGAAACCAATTCTAACAGGAAGTTTATACTTCTTAAGTTCTTCTTGGAACTCAGGAGCATATTTCTGAAAATACTCTTTTGTATTCTTACGGTAGTTCATAACAGTTTTACTTGCTATGAAATACTTACCTGTCCATCTACGCCCATTCTTTGAGCTTGGCACATTGCCGGGTATAAACCATTTCATATTTATTTGTTTAAAGTTTGTTTTAAAATTGGTTTAATTTCTTTATGAACCACTTCAAAACCATATTTTTGTACTGCATCTGATATGTCTTTGCATATAGTTAAGGTACAACCTTGAATATTATATGCTTTTGCATATGCATCAATTGCTTTCCTACCTGCTTCATCATTATCAAATAATGTGATTACCTTCTTGTATTTCTTCTTTAGATTATCAATTAGGTAAGGTTTAATTAGCGTGTTCTCACTATTAGGTGCAATCACTTCTATATTATAACCAAAACCTTTTAGACACATTGCATCTTTTAAAGATGAACATATTACTAAGTAGGGTTGATTATATTTAAGTTGATCATAACCTTGCATGTACGGATTAATATTATAGAACTTGTGTTTAGGGTCCTTTGGTTGATATAACTTTATAAGATCTCCGTCTTTGGTAAAGTAACCATATGTCATAGGCTTCCTGAATTTTGCAACTTCTATTTTATCATCCTGTTCCTTTACCATAGTAAAGTACTCAATAGGTTTTACATTGTATTCATTAAGCATTTTAGAACCAATTCTAAATGACAACCAGTAGTCAGCATCAACACTGTCCCATTCTTTTATGCAAGCACCCTCAAATTTCCATTTAGGGCTTGCCTGAAGAGTAATTAATTCAACTTCTCCACTCTTAACATATTCATTGTATTCTTGAATGATCTTGTTTACAGCTTGAGTGTAGTTTAAATTAAATATCTTTTGGACTAAATCTGTTTTATTACCTGAAATACCAGTAGAAAAATCTTTAAATCTGTACTGTTGTGTTTTTGCATCAACATAAATTACAAAACTTGCAGTCTTTTCTCCGGGATTAAATATAGATGTAATTTTAACATCTTGACCTATTAGCTTTTCAGGAACGTTTAGATAGTATTGAAACACCCAATAACTTGGTATGTCTTTTATATTTATTAAAAAATTCTTAGTGCTAAACATATTGTAAAAAAAAGAGGGGTAGCCTAAACCACCCCTCTATTATTTTAAAGATTAAAGATCAAAGTCATCACCAGACACTGTTCCAGCTACTGGTTCAAATGAACTTGTAGTAGAAGCTGTGTTAGCAGACTTATTCTTTAATGGAACAATATGCTCAGATCTATTAAACTCAATTAAGTTAGAGTTATCTACATCTAATCTTTCAATAGTAACACCATTTCTGCTACGTTTAGGTAAGAACAGTTGTAGGTTGATATAACCTTCTTTGTTTTCCCACTCACGTCCTGCAATACAGAAATTATAGTAAGTATCACCACTTAGAATAGTGTTTGCAGACTCAACAAATTGCTCAATTGTCTGTGCTTGAATTGCATCAAGCTCTGCACGCTTACCTTGTTGCTCTGACATAAAGATTAAAGCCTTCATGATTTCAGCATCACGGTTAATTTCTCTACCACTTGGTAAAGTTGTGTCAGCAAATGCATAACGTTGGAATGATACTCTACCTACTTGACCTTGATATCTTGGCCCATTTGGGTTGTTCATATCAAGTAAGAAACCTTCAAACTCTCCTGTTACTGGCTTACTTTCTACATTGATTTGTAGATCATATGCGTTTTTATCATATGGTGGAGTGTTTAAAACAATAGAATTAATTTTTAATTCTTGGTTACCTGCATCAATTACTGGTTTTACTTTGCCGCTACCGGCTGACATGTCTTTTGTACTTAACATTTCTTTTTTGATTTTAAATTTAACTTTGATTATTAATTTTCATAGGCTGTAATAGCCTCTCTGACATACTGAAGATCATTTGGAATAAACTCATCTTCAAACATATCCATTGGTGACTTACAGGTATTTTCTCCATTGTTTTGTGTTTCAAAACCATAGTGTAAACTACCATCATCTTCTTTACGGACTTTGCCAAACAATACAATAGAGAATAAACCCTCTAGTGTAAGTGCATTGTCAATCATTTTACCCACAGTTTTTGCTTTTACTTTACGGTTACCATTGATATCCGTTGATTCTTCAGCGTGAGTTAAGAAGAATACGTAAAGATCTTCTCTCAAGTCTTTAGGAAGCTTTGCAACTTGAGCAAGATTTGCAGCAATCTGAGTAAACTTATCATAGCCTTTTTCATTAGCTTTATCAAAGTACTCAAAGCTTGACATATATTGCCAGTCATCAATTACTAAGTTCTTAATGTGAGGCATTTTGTCACTTACGTGCTGCATAGCTTTATAAACTCCTGGGCCACTTGATACACTGATCAAATTACCATCTGGATTTGATTTATCCAAAGGAGTATACTTACTTTTCCATCCTTTAAAAGGTAATGGTTTGTTAGCAATATTAATTATTACTGTTTCTTTAGGATCTAAATTCCTAATTGAGGTTGATTTACCTGAGCCTGACTCAGCAATTACTAAAACACTTTGTGCCATACTTAACTATTTATTTTCTTTTCTATTTTACTTAAACTATCTGCAATCCTATTAAGTGCTTTAACAATACCATTCATTGGTACAGCCTCATCTGGATTTGGAAGATCTTCCATCTGTTCCAGCAAGTTATCAAAGATAGTATTTTTTCCTTGTTTAGAAACTACGTCACTTACAACTTTAAGTTCAGAAACAGGGATTAAGTGTCTTTGAAAACCACTATTGCTCTCTACTAACTCATATTCTTCTTTCCAATGAGGATTATATTTATGTAAATATAAAGTTCTCTTAGGATCTTCTGAGTCATAATCAATACTTACAAATTCTGTGTAAATATCTTTGTTTCTTTCTAGCTCACTTGGGAAAAAACTAACATGTAGTTCATCCTTTCCTGGTGGTCTATAAGCCATTTTAGGAATATAAGCAGCATTTGATAACTCATTCATATTGAAATAGTTTTCATGCTGTTCTCTTAATTGTTTTACTTTTTGTTTTCTTTGTTCTGGAGTCATTTTTTCATTCCTTATTAAATTTTAAACTTTACATTCTTAATGCTTCTTGTGCCGGTGTTGGCATTTCAGCTATTTCCATTTTCTCAAACATTGCTTTAAAGAAGCTCATTCTTGTATCACCATTACGGGCTTTTAAGAAGTGTAACACTAATGTTCTATCATCTTCTATAATATACCTGTCTGGTCCATACAATCTAATCTTCTGTTTAGCTGGTCTGTTAATACCTATTAAAGTATCAGCATGTTGAAGCATAGCATCTGAACCAAATAAATCTGATTCAAGAATATAGTTACCATACTTACCTTGCTGAGCACGTTCTGGATTATCAATGTTTCTATTAAGCTGTGATAAAGCAATAAATAAACATGGATACTCACGCTTTGTCTGTGTAAAGAACTCACCCAACTCAAATAACATATCTAAACTACTATTTTGATAAGGTGCTCTCTTAACAAGCATGGTATGATCCAGTGTAATTATAGTCTTTTTACCTTTATGCATATTCATATACATATCAATCTGTTCCCTCATTTGGTTAACAGTCATAGGTCTTGAGACTATATCAATAGGATATTTTACACGTTCTTTAGCATACTGATGACATTTGTTTAGTACATCTGTTGTCAATACACTACCAGCACTACATAATTCTTTGTATGTTTTACCAGTTATAGAACTAAACTCACGCAATGCTGAAGTTCTACCAACCATCTCAAACTGAAACTCTAAGACTCTAAAATCATCTTCAGGATTCAATTCAAAAGATTCTCTTATAATCTGATCTTTAATCAATGTTTTACCTGAACCAGGTCTTCCACCAATTACAGTAAGAGTATTCCATTCTAAACCATCAGTAGTGGCGTCATTAAATTTAGGCCATGGAGTATAGATTGATTTCTCTTCACCGTTTGCACGCTTGACCATATATTTAAGTGCATCATTAAATGCAGCATATTGACCTACCCATCCTTCTGTTGGTTTACTCATTTTCTATTGTATATATGATACTTTCAACATTTTCTATACTTGCCTCACATGAGGATTCATCTGGAACCCATGTCCCATCTCTAAGCATCTGAAAATCTTCTAGCACCTGATTTAACTTATTTAATACTTCTGTTATTTTATCTGATGTCATTATACTACTTTTTCTTTAAAATGATGAGTCTCTGTTTTTATACCATCTTTAATCATATCACAGTAATCTGCTAGTTTACTGTGCTTTACCTTATGCTTGTCTTGTTTTGCTATAAAGTATTGACTTGTAACCATATACATGTAGTTAGTTTCTCTATACTCATTTACATACATACGTGTTGCATCAAGTATTTCATCCCAAGTATAATCATAGGTTTCAAAAAACCATCTAAAAGACTCAGAAAGAGCTTTTACATTTTGTCTTGATGGCATCCCTGAAGGTAATCTTCCAGGTGGAAATATATTTCTATATATATCTAATTTATCATTAAGATCTTTACCCATCAACTCAATGTTGGTTTTCTTCTTAGCTTTGATAAAGTAGCCATCTAACCTGGTAATTAATTTTTTAGCTTTATCTGTAAGCTTATATGATGATTCCTCTTTAATAAGGAATCCTTCTTCTAATAATGCAGGCAGTTCATCTTTAGACTTCAGTAATGGTACTGATGTTTTCTCTTTCACGCTGTATAATAGAAGCATTTGATTTGGAGTTATCTTCTCCTTTGTTATTTTCTGAAATATTTCCCACATATTGTTCTATTTTATTTTGCACGGATTCTAAACACCTATTAAATTCAGAGTAACCAATATACATATAGTCCTCACAAACTTTAATTGAATGTATAGATGTAGCATGGTTTCTATTCATGTATTTGGATGCTTCTGTTTTACGGTAACCATATTTAGTAATAGCTAGGTAAAAGAAAATTTGTCTAAGCATTGTAACAGGTTTGAGACGTGATTTATCTTTTAGACTTTTAGTATTAATAAAACTTGGATATTGCTCATGTAATGTAGCAATGCACATTTTTTCTAATGCTTTAAGATTAAGCCTATTATCCATTTCTTTTATGAATAGATAAATATCTATACCATACTTTTTATGTATTTCCGCTTTAAAAGATCCTATATCTTTTAGTACATTAATATGTTGATTTTGAGTCATTTAAGTTATTTTATATCTTAACAAAGTTAAAAAATGTCTACCAATTTATCAAGGATTTTCCCTGATCATTAAGTATTTTGTTTACTGTAAGAAATAAATCTTTATCATTCCATACACCACCTTTATAAGCAGCAGCTGCCGGATGTTCTACTTGAATAATAGTATGATTAAGTAATAACTTTTGCCACTCTTGAGCTTTCTTACCAAGTAATACAACAACAAGCTTAGAAGGATAATTATTAATTCCAGTAAGTAATTGTGTTGTAAATGAATGCCATAATGAGTAGTGTGATCCTATTTTATTAATTTCAACAGTTAAAGCAGTATTAAGCATAAGCACACCTTGTGTTGACCATCTAGTCAAGTCAGGATTCCTTTCATAACCTGGATACTGTTTCTCTAATGAATTAAATATATGTCTCAGAGATGGTTGTTCTTTCATTGTATTACTACAACTAAAGGATACACCATCAGCAACTCCTAATTGTGGATATGGATCTTGTCCAATAAATACAACCTTAAGATGTTTATATGGACATGTTTCAAAAGCTCTAAACCAATTTTTCATTGGTGGTGTAAATCTGGTGTCATTTTGCACCATACCTACAAGTTTATTAAAGGTTGTATAAAAACTTTCAGAATCTAAATAAGGATAAATTATATCCTCCCATCCGGAATTTTCTAACTTTGATTTTAGTTTACCTATTTTTTCAGGTATATTGATTGTTTGTTGGGTCATAAATTACTATATTTGTTTATTAAATGATATATTATGAGTGATTATTTACAAGCAACACATACATATGATCTAACTAAAAATATAAAAGATATTGAAATCAATACAGGTTTTATATTAGGTTTAGATGCAATAATAATGTTTTACATAAGCAACATTGTTAAAGATCCTTCAACATTAGCATCAACTTTTAAGAAGTTTGAAATGATCTTGAAAGGTGAAGATGATAAAGAAAACCCTTTAGAATTAGATTTCATTGAAAGACAAATGTATACTTTGTTTGCATTACAACAGCTTTTAAAAGCTAAAGCAAAAGAACAAAATTTACAAGTGCCGCTTGAATCTGAAGTTACTAAGAATGATGTAACTGAGTATATGAAGATGATGATGGAAGGTGATGCTGAAGCTGCTCAAAAAAAGATTGAGCAAATTGAATCACTAATCAAAACAAAATCATCTTAAGTTCATATTGCTAAAATCACCTATTTCTATACATGCTTGTATAGCCAGATTTAACTCAGCCTTATCACATTGAGCAAAAGACTTGCAGTACTCTGAATTATCTCTCATAAAACAGAGCCCTGCTTGTCTTTTTACATTTAGTTTAACCTCATTAAATGTATAACCAATCTCATTTGCTATCTCTCTGCACATAGCATGTATTCTTGCCAACTGTGCATTACTACCTTTAACTTCATCAGATACACTAATGAACATTTCAACCTTTGCACCCTCTGGTGCATTAGCTAAAAAGTTATTAATCCTTGATTCATTTGCTTTCATAGGGTAACTAATCTTACCGTCTTTTATTTCTGCGTTTAGATATATATGATTTTTCATAAAGATTGTTATATTCTACTGTATCTAGTAGTATTAATACTGTTGATGTATCACCCCATAAACGTTTTGACCAGTTATCATAAACAAGTTGCCCTGTTTCTGTTGCTTTAATATAAATGATTTGCTCATCAGGTGTGGTGATTACAACATCTGATTGTTCTACTAATACAGTAGCACAACCAGTTGTAATAAATAATAATGTTCCTATTAATAATTGTTTCATTTCTCTTTGGTGTTAAAGGTTAAAAAAATAAACCCAAGCAACATGTACTCAGTCAATTATTCCGCTTAACATTTAAGTTTCACAGAGCATGTTGTTTTCACCTTGGGTTTATTTTTTATTTTATTGACTTTCATGATAATCTAATATCTCTTCTTCAAGATTATATATATCACCTTCTAGTATCATATCAAACACTGGAAGTATATCTACTGTAACTTCATTTTTGTTATCATCTTTCAATGTATACCAAACATGTGTTAACTCAACTGATGAAGGATAACCTGGTGTTCCTGGATTACCATATTGATCATAATACTCATCAGGCTCACCTGCTTCATAAGAATATTCAATATCAAGATCAATCTCACCGTCTCCTGTTGCAATTGTATGTGTATATAGTCCCATCATTTAAATCTTAAAGCATTACCAACTTGTATAAAGTTTTGACCACAAACATCACAGTTTATGTCTAAAGCTTCATCTTGATGTAATGATGCATTATTACAGTTAGGA